CTCGCGGTCGATCTGGCCCAACGCTGCCTTGTACTTCGCCTTCAGACCAGCCACTTCGCTACGAAGCCTGGCGATCTCGGCGTCCGCCTCCAACCGGCTTGCGTCGGCCACCCCATGGGCGATGTCGGTCAGTAGGTCGGCAGCTTTAGCCATGCCAGCACACCCTGTTCGCCAATGGTGATTCCGAGCGCCTTCAGTTTGTCAGCAATTACCCTGGCCGCCGTGGATTTTCGTGAGCCAAAGGCTCCGGCGTGCCAAGCGTCGTGGATCGCCTTTACGGTCGCAACGTGTTCGTCCGAAACTCTTTCCCACCAAGGCCGAGGCCCCTGCGTTGCCGCCGGTATGGCCGCCGCGATTTCTGCCACGATGTCTTTCATGATTCCTCCCGATGCAAGAATCCTGCTGCCTGCAGCTCGTGAGCCAACAGCGTCGACACCTCGAGCACCGCGCCCTCATGCAGGTCAGGCCACCTGGCGTGGATGATCTCGTGGATCAGCGTGTCCATCAGCTCCACGCCAGACAGGCTAGAGTCGATACGGATTGTCTTGGTCGCGTAGTCGCAGTCGCCGCAGACCTTGCGCAGCTTGGCCCGGCGGATCTTCCACCGCTGCCCGTTGATGTAGACGGTTCTGCCCTGCGGCCGTTCCATAAAACCAGTCTGCCAGGGCCGGCATTTCAGCAAATGCCATTATCGCCCGCATTTTCAGCCGGTCTGCCCAGAATCTGGAGGGGGTGGCGTGCCGATGCCGATCTGGTAGCCGATCCGGTTGAGCGCCTCTTGGCGGCCACGGCAGCCGCAATCTTTGACGCCAACAGCGTTGGCGACGGCTTGGGCGCGATCCTTGGTGATGCCGACGGCCGATAGGGCGGATGCGACGCGGTCGCCAAGGCCTGGGCTGCAGTTGCGCTGGACACCTGCAGAAAACGCAGGCTTTCCGCAGCGACTGCAAAGACGTGATTGGCTATCTATGTCGCAATTCATGTAAATGGCAAATCTACTACGGAGTCAGAATAAACATACCTTACCCGCGTGATGTCGAATTCAGTGAGAAAAGCCTCGTCATTGCTTGCAGGCTGCGAAAGATATGGAAGTGTTGCTACGGGAATCGAAACAAGTGACGAGACAGGCTGAAAGAGTTGCGTGCCAAAATAGATTCGGTACGGAAACAATGGTGGAGGATCTCCAAGAAAGTACGGGATGGGAGGACTGCCCCAACGGCCGAAAGGAATGCTGTTTGCTTCAAATCGTGCGGCGTATTCTAGCTGACCATCACTAGATAGTTGACACCAGTGCTCGGCATTAACCGCTGCATTCAAAAAATACCCAGCAAAGCAAAACGGGTACCTGTTAATGTCAACAGTTGTATTGCGTATGTCTGGAATCCTTACCTCTCCGCTAGCGCATGAAGGCAATGCAAAAAGCTGTTCTGAGGTAAAAGACTCGTCTCCCGGAACTATAACGGTTGCGCTTCTGTTGTATGCCAGCACTACTAAATCTAAAAGATATGTCCTAACGGCTTGCCTTGTGGTCAATTCGACGCCAAGAACCAAAGCTGACGAACTGTATTGAAATTTTGCAGTAAATGGCGGAAAAATAGGATCTGGTTGGCGTGTAAGCTCATATTCTCCGCCGTAGTCCACGGGGAAAATTGCGCTTGAACATGTCCATTCAATTGGATCGATGCCAGGTGCATAAACGCCTTGCGTCCAAGTTTGGTATGCCGATACGGAGACCCTGTTTTCGACGTTTATTATGATTTTTTCCGGTACACCTCGAAAACATGAGACCGCCTGGCAGCAAGCGCACCCTGGCAAAAGCACCATCAGGAGCACTCCGCCGCGATTAGATGCCACTCTCCGCCAGCCTCTTTAGCAATCATTACCCATTTTCCAGTTGCCACATCGGCAAACTTGTTGGCAGCGTTTTGCGATTCCAAAGGGTCTGAAATGACTCCGTTAGGCCAAAGCCTGACATTGTGTGTCGCCCCCTTGCTCCATGCCGACACGGTCTTCCCAAGTTTTACAGAAGAACCGCCAGCACCTGCACCAAACCGAATCAGTGCCCATTTTCCCGCCCCAGTGCCAGACTCTTTCCACAAGATGGCACCCTGGCCGCTCGTGCCGGTAACAAGCTCGTCAACGCTGTCGCCAGCTTCAACAAATTCGTCTCCATCGTCATTGATTTCAACCTTGCACTGTACCACGCCTCCGACGGCCACTCGCCCGATTCCGCCAGTTGCGATCGGCTCAACGGCCACGGCCCAGGCGGTGTCGCCGGACTCTGGGGCAACACCGGTCAGGACTGGCATTGCCTCAAATTGTGCCGTGGCTCCGCCAGCCTGAGATGTTGGCTCTATCTCGAGGCCGTCAATCGCCATCACGCCCCAACGTGGCACCGTTCCGGATGTGGTGTTTTTGGCGTAGCACCAGGTGTATGGCACGCCGCCGGATTGCACCGGTCCGCCCTGCAGGCTTGGCCTTCCTCCCAGGACGAGGTCCGCAGCCTCTTGGGCGCGATTCCACGCCCTAGCCGAAATTGCCGTCCGGATGTCCTGCCCTGCCTGAATCCGGCCGTCGGACATGCTTTAGCTCCCAATGCCAAGGCCGGAAAACGACGCGGTCTTGTACACTTGATTGACGTACACGGCCTTGGGTTTTTTGAGGAGCGTGTCGTCCGCCACGTCATCCTCGTACAACACCCAAAGGTATTCGTGGCCCTTTTTGGCAATGCCTGTGATGGAGCCGACCGTTAGCCCAGTCGCATTTGGCGAGGCAATAAATTTGTAAGACAAGTTCCACGGGCCATCGCCTTTTTGGGAGTCCCACTGTTGCGTCCCACTGGCCCCTAGAAACAACACCTCGCCAGCCGCAAACCCACGGAACGTGCCAGTGTTGACCGTACCGGTCAGGTTGTGGAGCGACACGATGTAGGCCTGCGTGACGTACCTGGCAGGGACGTCATACGATTCAGTCCAATTAAACTGCGGAACGACAATATCGACGCCAGCGACGCTGTCGGCCGACACGCCAATGGCAGAACTCATTCCTGGGCCGCTGCCGAATTTGGTCTCGGCTAAAGCCTGGGTGATGTGCGTTGTGGCCCCGCCTGTTTCAAACGACCGCGACCGGTTCAGCGGCTGCGGCTCTTCGTCAGAGTCCGCGCCGTTGGACGTATAGGTGACCTCAAGCTGCCAGGCGTCATCGCCGAGGTACTCGAGCGAATAACTTTCGGCTTGTAGTACGTTTAGCGGCTGGTTCGGATATTGCCAATAAAGGCCGTAAAGGGAAAGCGTCGTATTGACGTCGTCGTGGACCACCAAGTCGTCGGAAGACCCAAACAGTTTCCAAGACTTGCGGTATGACGACTGACCTCGCCGACCAAGCCGGTGGATGGTCGCGGAGCGGCTGTTGTTGTCTTCGACCCATGTGAGGACGGGCATTACGGCTGGACGGCGAGCGCCCCCTCCTCTCGGGTGTTTCGCTCAATCTTGCGTTGTACCTCGAGCTGTTGCTCGGCAATCTGCGAGCCAAATCCCATTTGTCCGACGGCAGCGGCCGAGAATGTTCCGGCAACTTCGCCTTTACTGGCTGAGGCATCAGAGGCCGCCGCTCCAGCACCGCTGCGAATCTGCGAGCCGGCCCCCATTCCGCCGGTCTCGCGGCTGATCCGCTCCTGGGCGTCTTCGAGAGCCGTCTCCAGGCTGGCCGTCTGCTTGTCGGTCAGCTTTCCAGACCCGCTCAAGGCCTCAAATTCGCCGTAGAGGTCGCGGAGCTGCTCAATGCTGCTGGCGTCGCCAATCCGCTTTTCAAGGTCGGCGGCCTGTTCGCCATAGGCACGGCTGGCCCTGGCACCGCGGGCCATGCCAGTGACCTGGCTTTCCGCCTCGGTCGTTTGTTGGCGGCGCTCGGCTGCTCGCTGCCGGTTGCGCTCCTGCCGGTCGTCCATTGCTTGGCCTGCGGCTGCGTTGCGTTCTGCCTTTTGATCTTCCGCGTATTGTCTGACCTTTTTTCGCTCGCGGCTGGCCTCGTCCAGCCGTCCTTCAAACCCTGGACGGTCTTGCTCTCGCTGCCTGGCCCTTGCAGCCATCTCGCTGTCGACCTTGGCGTTTTCCTTGGCCAGGTCGTATCCCTTTACGATAAAGCTTTGGACCCAATTCCAACTTTTCTTAACGGCAGACACCATTGCGTCAAACGCTGCAATCACACCGTTGACGATGTTGTCCACGATTCCCATCAGCACTGCTGCAAGCGTATACATTACCTGGGTGATGCCCGATGCCATGTCGTCCCAGACATTTAGGACGGCGGTTGAGACCAGCGTGAAGGAATCCTGGAAGAATGTCACCCACTGGTCTACCTGACCCATGAGGGCCTCGGTGCCGCGCAGCCAGCCTGCATTGAGTCCCGCCCAGAGAATGTCCATCGCTCCAGCTAGGTCTCCTGCAGCGATCGCATCAAAGATCCCTTGGAAAGTTGTAGAGGCAATGCTGGCCAAATCAGAAAACACGGCCATAGCATCGGACGCAATCGTGGCAAGCGTGCTGCCGACAGAACCGGCCGCATCTACAACCCCGTCAAACATGCCGCCAAAGGAGGCTTTTATTTGCGGCCCAAACGCCACTAGGCCCGCCAGCGCAGCGGCCATTAAGCCAATAGGACTAAGGGCAATGCTCAACGAAATCGCGGCTACAGAACCAATCGCAGCCAACGCGCCGGCAAACCCGCTGGCCGCAAAACTAGCCAGTCCTAGCGCAGAACCAAGGCCAACAAGCGCAACGCCAGCGGCCGTAAAGATGGCCACGCCCTGCGCGACAGACACGACCAGGTCTTTGTTATCTTTCAGAAATGCTGTGAGCCCGCCGGCTACAGCAGTTACGCCCTCCAGCAGCGATTGAAGCGATGGGGCAAGAGCGTCGCCGATCGCCAGGGCCACGCCCTCAATCGCCGACAGCGTGATCCGAATCGCTCCCCCCAGGCCGGCGTCCATTTCCTTGGCGGTCCTGGCGACCGTGCCTTCCGCGTCCTGGAGGCTGGCCGCCAGGTCGCGGACGCCGCCGGCCGTCTGCGACAGCACATTGGCCGACGTGATGCCGAGCAAGCCAAAGGCCTGGGCCATCTTGGCGGTCCGCTCGGCCACCGGCATGTTGGCCGTGACCGTGTTGATTTCGTCCAGGATCTGGACAAGAGGCTTGAGGTTGCCGGCCGCGTCGGTGTTGGTGATCCCGAAAATCTTCTGCAGCTCGTCCCCGCTGCCTGCGGCAATGACAGACAACCGTCGCAGGGCCGTACCGGCCTCGCTGCCTTGGATGCCGACGTTCCCAAGGACGCCCAGGACGGCCACGGTGTCCTCGAGCGACATCCCAAGCGACTTGGCCACCGGGCCGGCGTATTTAAGCGACTCGCCGAGGCCCTCGACGGTGTTATCCGTCGAGTTGGCTGCCTTGGTTAAAACGTCGGCCACCCTGGCGGCGTCGCCGGCCTCTAGGCCGAACTGGCGGATTGAGGCGGCCATGATGCCGGCGGCCAATGTTGCGTCGGTGCCGGTGGCCCTGGCTAGATCCAAGACCGCACCGGTCATCGCCTCAATCTGGTCTGGCCGGAAACCGGCCCGACCCAGCTCGGTCATCAGGTTGGCGACCTCAACCGCCGTGTATGAGGTTGTAGCCCCAAGCTCCCGGGCCTTGTCGTTCAGGCTCTGCAGGGCCGCGCCGCTGGCACCAGACACGGCAGCCGTCGCGCGAATCGCATCATCAAAGGTGGCAAACTGCCTAGTGGCAAGCCCCAACGGCAAAG